CTGACCACGCCAGAGATTGCATCCCAGACCGTAGAGAACACAGTCTGCAAGCCGGTCAGGACACCACCAAGGAAATCCGAGATTCCACTGAAGGTGGACTGTGCGTTCTCATCCATTTCCCCGGTTTTCCCCGTGAAGAACGAGACGATGCCGTTCCAGATGCCCTCGAAGAAATCCTTGATCCCCGTCCAGACCCCGGTAAAGAAATCCGAGATCCCGGTCCAGATGTTGGACGCGGTGGTCTGGATGCCTGTCAGGATGCCGGAGAAGAAATCGCTGATTCCTGTCCAGACACCTTCAAAGAAGCCCTTGACGCTTTCCCAAACGGTGTTCCAGTCCGTACCGAACCAACCGAGGAAAACATCCGCTACACCCTTCAAGGTGTCCAGCACCGTAGAGAAGATGGACTTGATGCCGCTCCAGATGCCGGAGAAAATGCCCTTGACTGCCTCCCACGCTCCACTCCAGTTTCCCTGGAATAGATTAGAGAACACATCGAACAGGCCGATCAGGGTGTCAAGGACAGTGCCCAGAACCGTGGACACCACCTGAAATGCACCCTCAAACACAGGAGCCAAAACCTGACAGAAGCCGTCCCAGACAGCTTTCAACACCTCGACAATGTCTTTGAAGTCAAAGCCGAGGGCATTGAGCCGCTGGGTCAGCTGGTCGCAGAAGCCGCGCACCTTTTCGACGATTCCGTTCCAGATGTTGGTGATGGCGGTGCGGAACTCCTCATTGGTGTTCCAGAGGTGCATAAAAGCAGCGACCAGTGTACCAATGACGGCAACCACTGCCATGACCGGTGCAGAGATGCCGCCGAGTGCTGCGCCCAGCTTCCCGAACAGTCCGGTTGCACCGCCCACCCGGGTGGAGAGCAGCCGGATACCCTTAGCCAGCGAACTGAATCCTCGCAGAGCCGTACCAACTGTCGATATGGTTTTACCCAGCACAATGAGCAGCGGCCCGATGGCTGCCGCCAGAGCTGCCACCTTGAGGATGGTCTCTCTGGTGCTGTCATCCATACTATTGAGCTTATCCACGAATGACTGCACCGCCGACACGATCTTGCGGATGGTGGGCATCAGGAGGTCGCCAAAAGAAATAGCCAACTCCTCCAACTGAGATTTCAGAATGGTGAGCTGGCCGTTCAGATTGTCCTGCATGGTTTCCGCCATGCTCTCCGCAGAGCCGTCACAGTTTTCAATGGCACCACGGAGTTTATTGATATCCCCGGTCTTCCAGCCGGCCATCGCCATGTATTCCATAGCGGAGGCTGCCTCGGAGGCAGAGAACTTGGTCTTGGCACCCATCTCGCGGGCTTTTTCACGCAGGGAATCAAAGTCAGAGCCAGTCGCGCCGGAAATAGCAGCGACCTTACTCATCTCCTGGTCGAAGTCTGCTGCGGTCTTCACCGCCGCAGTTCCTAAACCAGTGACCGCTGCTGTGACAGGCAGGAATTTCTTGCCCGTCTCCTCGACTTGAGAACCAACCGTCTGGAGTTTCTCACCCACTGCATCGATCTTGGCAAGGGTCGCATTGGTGACCGCTGCCTGTTCCTGCAGGGATTTAAGGTTCTGCTCCGTCTCCACGATCTCACGCTGGAGCGCATCGTATTGCTCCTGCGTGATCTTACCGTCTGCAAGCTGCTGGTTGGCCTGCTCCGCCGCCGTCTTTAAGGTGGTGAGCTTCTCCTTAGTGGCTTCGATGGCATCCTTCAGCATCCGCTGCTTCTGGGTGACTGTCTCAGTATTGGAGGGGTCCAATTTCAGGAGCTTGTTGACATCCTTCAACTCAGACTGCGTTGTTTTGATGGTTTTATTGACGCTTTCCAGTGCCTTGGAAAGTTTTGTAGTATCGCCGCCGATCTCAACGGTAATGCCTGCGATTCTGGATGCCATGCGGATAACCACCTCCTCCGGGGCATAAGTAAAGGCCCATCCGCGCAAGGCGAATAGGCCGAGAGAAATATGATACTCGTAAGGAAGCAACTAGTGAGTTACTTTTTATGTGGGCTTAAAAATTTACAATTCTATCGTTGATATGAGCCGGAAAAAGAGCTATACTTAAATTGAGAAATTGTACTCAAAGGAGGTACGCCCTATGAGTGAATATAACATTGATATTGCCGATATGCAGTGCTGGGTTTTCCGTATGGCTCAGTCCAAGTGGAAAATGTCCCCCAGTGACTGCGCTAAACTGTTCAAGAAATACGACATCCTTGGATTTATCGCTGATTGCTACGACATTCTTCATTTGAACAGTTACGAATGCGCTTTGCATGATGTCGAAACTCTGCTCAAGAATCGAGGTGTCACCGTATGATAGGACTTGAAGATGGCATGCTTCTTTACCACGGAAGCTATGTCAGTATTCCCAACATTGACTTAAGCCGTTGTATGGGTGGGCTTGATTTTGGTCGTGGTTTTTACTTAACCTCGTCTTACGAGCAAGCATACAACTATGTCCAGCTTTCTGTTCGCAAAGCAAAACATATTAGTGCTGTACCAGAAGACTTTGACCCAGCGGACGGACAAATTTCAGTCTACAAATTTCATTATGACCCGAATATTCTTGCTTACTTTTTTCAAGAGCCCAGTATCGAATGGCTGCATTTTGTGGCAGCCAACCGAAAGAAAGACCTCTTTCCGCAGCTATTGAAAAAATACAGCGTAATTGATATTATCGGCGGAAAGATTGCCGACGATCAGACAGCCCGTACTCTTCAGATTTATATCAATGGCGAACTTTCCGGGAAACCCGGTAATCCAAAAGTAGACAAAGAAACCATTGAAAGACTTTTGCCGAACCGTCTCAAGGATCAATTTTGTTTCAGAACTCAGGATGCCGTTGATCATCTTGAATTTATAAGGAGTGACCGTTATGGCGACATCAAATTATGATAATGCTGTAAACTATACATCTACAGATTCCCAAAAAGAATGCTGCGCCGTAATTGCAATGCGCGAGGCAGTAGAGATGCTTGCTGCACGAGAAAAGATTCCTTATGAAGAAGCTCTTCTTCGCTTCACAAGTTCTCGTGCGTATGAAGCTCTCTTTGATTTCGATACAGAGATTTGGAAAGAGGGTTCCGATTATCTTCTGAATCTCTACGACTACTGCAATACCAAAAAAACTGCATAAAAATCAGAAATTCACACACGGAAAGGATTCTTTATGAGCGGAACAGCCGTTACCGACTCGCAACGTGAAGAGTGTGCCGCTCTCGTCATGCAGGCAATGCTCGAAGATTACTGCACTGAAACAGGTGTTTCCTTCAATCAGGCATTCTTGGAGTTTTCGAGCTCAACTGCTTATAAGGAGCTGTTCGATTACTCGACTGGCCTTTGGATGGAGGGACCCGATTACCTTCGCAATGTCTTTGAAGATACCCGCAAGCCCACCGATTCTGCTTCTGCATAAAATACTCGGTTGACTATCTGCGCCCAATCGGCTATAATTCAATAGCGATCAGGTTTCAGTAACCTTGCGAGGTCTGAGACTGGGAAGATGACCTTCGGGCCACCTTCTTTCTCCCCCAGCTGTGCACGGCTGGGGGATTTTTCTTTATCCTCACAAACTTTCGTGCTTATTTTGCAATCAATATAAGCACGAAAGTTTGGTCAGAACCGGTCAAAGTCTGCCTGCGATGCCAGCTCCTGATACGGATACTCATCGTTCTGCCGCTCTGTGAACATGTCATTGACCAACCCGATGGTCAGCAAGTCGAGGTCGGCTATGCTGATACCAAGCTGCACACAGCGCAGCATGAAGAGCGGGGTGGTCATTACCCGCTCACTTTTGCGAGGTTTTTTCTTGCCTCTACCTCCGTCTGCACGTTCAGACCCCACAGTTCGATCAACTGGGGCAGAATCTGGTAGATGGAGAAGGTGTTGAAGTTCTCCAGCCACTCATCCGGGGTGTCCGGCACCTGATCCGGATGGGCGTGCTTCGCCATAATGAACGCAATGTTCTCGAACATCTCTAGGCTGAACAGGTCAAGACTGGAACTTTCCTCGTCGTTATCCCCCACGCTCTTTTCCAGAGAACGCAGGTCTTTGTAGATATCCCGTCCGAACTTGATGCGGTACAGACGCGGCACGGCTGCGCTGGCACGGAACTCCACCATCTGACCATCGATCTCGATTTTCTTTGTAACTGCCATTTCTGCGATGTCTGTCATTACTGCTTTGAGGCAGAGTCGCTGCCCGACCGTTGCCCTGATTGCGGCAAGGTCGTATTTCAGGAAAGAGCTGCTGTCCGCCCGGCCACGAAGAAGGAGATTCAAGACCTGCTCCGGGCAAGAGCTGAAGATGAAGGCTGAAGATGAAGAATGAAAAACGAGCCGTGTGTTCAAGTCTCCAACTCAGGAGAAGAACACACGGCTCGTTTCATATAAACTGGACTTATGCAGCTACCTGAACCAACGGCTCATTTCCTCTTGCCTTTAGGTACTCATCCACTTCCTCAACTGATTTCATATACATACAGTTGAGAACCGTCATAAATGACTGCTGCTCTTCGGTCTCTGCCAGAGCAAAACCTGCTTTTCCTATGAGCTTAAATGAAAGCCATGGTGGAAGGTGCATAGCAACACACAGTGCCACTACATTTTTCTCTGAATAGTGTTTGACCTTTCCGGTTCTGTAGCGGCCAATCGTTGACTCAGACACTTTTGATTCATAAGCCAGTGCCTCTTTCGTGAATCCGGAAAGTTTCATTACATAGGAAAGAGCCTTGGGGAAGCTGTTCGGCATATCATTTAGCACCTCAGCTTCCTTCTTTGCCCTTTCAATTTCAGGCAATGTTCCCTCTGGATCTATAATATGATAGTAGTTTCCGATTGCATCGAAGTGTTCTTTAGCACGGGAGAGCATTCAAATCCCTCCCACGTCCGAAACTACTCAAGGTAGCCTCAAACGTGGGCGGAACAGGCAGTGCGATGCTCATTGGGTCAAGTGACGTGCTCGCCAATGTTCGACTGCTGTTTTTTATCCTGCAAAACCAAAGTGCGCACAACTTCGCTGGAATTCTATTACTTTTCATCTTCTTTAGGAGTTTGATGTACTTCCGCATCCGCTCCAACTCCGCAATTCTTTCATAAAGCCACTGGGAATGCGGATAGTCTTCAAGCGAGTTATCACCCGAATCCAACAATTGCTGAATTTCCTTGGTGATTCGGGTATTCATCCGATTCAATGTTGCTTTTGAAGCCTTTGTGATAGCCTCAATAAGCTTGTCCAGATTGAGCTCGAATTTCTCGCTATGACAAATGATGTGCATTTGTACACTCACCTGCCCTTTACAAGTAGTACGGTAAACCGTCATCTCTATTATATCACATTCGGTCTTAAATCCATATAGGATTTCCAATAATAGTAAGAGCCGTGTGTTCAAACTCCAACGTAAGGGGAAGAACACACGGCATATTATTTTATTTCAGCTTTTCGAGAATCTCATCCGCCGTCATACCGGATGCCAGCAGCTTCTTTAGCACAGCCTCAGCCTCGACCTTCTTAGCAGCTTCGGCGGTCTTCGCCTCGGCGGCTGCCTTCTTGGCCTCCAGCTTTGCGATTTCTTTCTCGGTCTGCTTGATCTCCGCCTTCTGCGGCTTTAGACTTTCACGCAGGGACTTGATGTCAGTTTTCAGCTCTTCGATCTGGGCGACCGTCTTGGAAAGACCTTCATCGAGCATTACCTTGTCTTTCTGCAACTTTGCGATCTGAGCATCAAAGTCGGTAGATGCGGTAATGCGGTTCTTACTGCCTTTGGTTCTGGGCATAGGATGATACCTCCATTTTATGCTTATTTCTCTGCAAGGTTTTTCAAAGAATGCTGCCCGCAATTCGGACATACACCTACAACGCTGTATCCATAGGGAGTAATCTCAAAAGAACTAATATGTTGCGAATTCCAATCTTTCATGAGTCCAATTACTATTTCGCTTTTTTCAGGTCTTCGAGCTATCCATGAATATGTTTGTCCACACTTTTCGCAGATGTGTTTTCCCTTTAGCTCTATCATATAGTATTCCTATCTCAGCACAATGGCTGTATATTATCTAAATGGTGGGGCCCAGAGGAATTACCCTCAAGGTGCAATCTGTTTATTAACGCTCACTTCTTTCCTGAATGTTGCTTCATGCGGTCGTCCGGCTACGAACCCCATACGCACCTGTAGATGTTCCCATCTGAGCCAACACATAAGTTACAATTCCAGCTTGCATAAACGCACCTCCGTCAATCTCAATGCTTTCGATAAAGCCGATTCCTTTGAGCGTAGCCTTCATGAAACTCATCCAAGTCCAAAGTAAAGCAATAAGCAGCAATATTCTTTCTCTGCATCTTAGCCACAGCATCCATGCTGTGTTGTCTGCCGCCCACCGCGTAGAGGTGTGCAAAGTATCGAGCGGCAAAGCTGTGAGAAATCTCCCCACAGCTTAATATTATACTAAAAACTAGTGTTTTTCAAGGACAGCAAGCAAATATACAACACTGCCGTTAAATAATCATCTATGCTTAAATGCAGAGGTGATTATAATGAAAATGCTACTCAAAAAGTTTGCTGCCCTTAAGACGATATCCTCAAAAATCAGCACTTATCTGCATGAGATCGATGCTGATCCACAAGAAGATGATTCAGATTTTGACGATGAGGAATGGATGGACTATCCAACAAAACCAACTCTTTCCCACGTCATCCTTGATCTATTGCTCTCCCCTACATACCGTCTACCCAAGACTGTAACCGCAGTACGCATCTATCGAGATGAAAACGTTTTCTTCGTCTGTCCAAGGTGCGATGTCTGCATAGAGCGAGAATACCAAGGGTACTGCCATCGATGCGGGCAATACCTCGATTGGTCAAAATTAGAGGAAGCAGAGGAAATCTTCATAGGGTGGAGTGGCTTTGAGGACGATGACTAACCATCTCGCTAAGCCACATCATTATGATGTAAGCCACCAGCACACCAATCCATCCGCCCATCGTATTACCGAACACATCATCGAACTCTGCGATGCCAAGTCCCGTAATATACTGGGTCGTTTCGATTGCCACAGACATCACGAAGGGAATCACTAGCACCCACTTTTTCTGAAACCACCTATACAGCCCCGTTCCAAGCGGAATGAACAGCCAGATGTTATTGATGACCCCTACTCTCACAGATTGCTCTTTCAAAAACTTCCCAGCATAGGAAAATAGAACAACGTTCGTTCTTGCATCCCCTGACTCCCGAAACATCAGTGTTTCATAAAGAATGAAAACCACATAGGAAATCGTCAAAAGGGTGCTCATATTTCTCGGAAGACCGAGCATCAGAATGCAAATTACACACCCGAAGACAACTACCATGCATGGGAAGCCATTCAGAAGGTTGTCCACACACAGCATCACGTTGCTGTTTCTGTCAAGCAGAAGATTCACCTTTCCGCTGCGCTTGATGCCATACTGTCCTTTAGACAATGCTTTTGGATTGCCATTCGCATCAAAATACATATCCGTATCTGCTGTTCCATCTCTATGATAGGTACGTTTGAGGATAGTATAGCCTGCATTGGTTGGGGTGGGTTTGCCATCTGCACCAAGATAGGTGATCTGACCGATGTATCCTTGCTCGTTGCGTTGGTATAACTCGCCATACTGACTAAGCAAAGACCTCGCTGGGTTCCCTTCTGTGTCAAAATACTGCTCACCGACAATGGTACCATCCATATCACGCTGATATGTCTTAATCGCATATCCAGATGAAGTGCTCACCGCATGACCATCTTTATCGAAAAAGGTCAAACTAGTGTTCTGGCCTTCAGTATTAAACTCACGACGAAGCCCATAGTATCCACCGGAGCACTGTACCTGCTGTCCGTTCAAATCGTAGTAGAAATCATCGGAAGCCCTGCCATCATCCTGCGTTCTTACAATAATAGAATATCCGTCACTGCGTGTTATCGGATTACCTTCGGCATCAAGATATGTGATTACCGTACCCGTTTCATCGTATTCATACGATAAGCCGTAATAATCGCCATATCTTGCCACTGGGTCTCCGTTTGCATCAAGATAACGTTTCTCCACAACTCGGCCGTTATCATCCCGCATTCTACACACGGTCGCATAGCCCATATCAATGGCATCTGTGATTACCCCATCAGGATTCACATAGCTTGTGCTGGTCACACTTCCATCTACGGTTTCTCGGATACTCAATTCTGAGGCTGTGTATCCTGCATCGTGGTCAACATCCGCATCAGGCAACAATGCCAAGATAGACAGAAGAACCACAGATGCAATCAGCAGGATTCCGCATCCTCGTTTCAGGTTTGCACTCAAACTCCGTAGCCTCTGCTCTTGATAGTCTCCACAACCTGAGACACATACTTCTGGCAGGTGTCGTGGTCGGGAGCTTCCACCATCACACGCACAACCGGTTCAGTGCCAGACTCGCGCACCAGAATACGACCGGTATCCCCCAGTGCTTCTGCAACGGCCTTGACTGCTGCCTGCACTGCTTCGTCATCCTGTGCGGCCTTCTTGTCAGTCACACGAACGTTCTCCAGCACCTGCGGGTAGATCTTCAGCGGCTCAGCCAGCTTGCTCATGGGCAGTTTTTTTGCCAGCATGACTTCCATCATCTTCAGGCTGGTCAGGATGCCGTCGCCGGTGCTGGCGTACTTG